TTGAGAATTATAACAATCCAGTTAAATATCATTCACCTATCATAGGGTGGGCATATGATGGAAATCCAATTTATGGACCATACGGATATGCGGATAAAGAGGGAGGTGCTGTTGTAAGATTAAATAGTGGGTATGAATTAAACTTACAAGCATATAGACCATCAACATCATCTTTCCCACCAGGATATTTTATACAAGATTATGAATTCACTAACAATGGAGATTTAGATATACACAATGGAAGATATTGTAAAACTCCAGAATTTCCAAATGGTGTTTATGCATATTTTGCTACTGTAAATTCCATAAAAAATGCTTCTGGACCATTTAACGGATTTTTAAAACCTGTTTTCCCATACATTATTGGGGACACTTTTAAATCAAAAATAATTGATTATAATTTTGATCAATATTCAAACTTGTCTTTTGTAGATTTAAATAATACTGGATGGATTAGATATACAACACCATTAGGGTTACTATTAAATAAAACAAGATATCAGGGATTTATTCAACCAGATACTTTTAGTAGGGGATTCACTGAGGTTAGTAGTGTCAGTTCTGGAGAATTAACAGAGTTACAAATTATTTCCCCTGGTGATAATTATTCAATACAGGATAATATATTCTTCAATAGTCAAGGCACAGGTGGTTCTGGTGCTTATGCTAGAATATCAGAAATTAAAGGTAGGGATGTAAGTTCAATATCATATTCTTTCAGTAAATTAGTTGATGTTGAGTTTACTCCATTTGGATCTCTTGGTAAATTTGTTGGATTTGCAAGTACATCTCACTCTTTAATCAATGGAGATATTGTATCTGTACAGAATTTAAATATTCTTTCAACAAATTTTGCATCTTCTTATGTAGTAGGTATCTCAACAAATACACTAACACTATCAAATAATACTCCAAATGCTTCACAAACTGGAATTGTAACTTATTTAAATGTTTCTGGTAATTTAAATTTTCCCGTAGCATCAGTAAATGATGTTTACAAAATTGGACCAGAAAGAGTTAAGATTATTAATGTATATCCTCAAGATTCTAGAATAAAAGTATATAGATCTTTTGGTGGAAGTACTTCTATTGCACACACTGCAGGTGATAGTTTAATTGAATTAAGTAGAAAAATTACTTTCAATAGTGGATTCAGCACTTCTACAGAATATAAACTTAACTCAGAATATTATTTTGATCCTAGAGAAAGTGCAATAATCCCTTCAGAAAATTTAATCCTGTATTCAAACCCAATACCTCCGTCACTTGTTCCAACAGCTTGGGATTATTATTCTGTGGGAGTAGGAACTGGATCTGTAGAATATTTTAGTGATAATTCTCCAGATGGTTCAAATAATGCTGCAAAAGTGGCATTTGCTTCTACTACAGGTTCAAGTGATGCATTTGGAATAAAATATGAATCAGTATCTTTGTCCTCTGGTAATAATACATTTTCAGTATTTTTAAGAGGTCATACTGGTGGAGAACAAGTCTATTTTATTTTGGACGATGGTGGTTCATATTATTCTCAATTAGTAACTTTAACAACAAATTGGAGAAGATATAGTCTTACTGTATTGACTGGTGCTGGACTCCATAGAATAAGAATAGGAACATATGGTCCTCAAGGTCTTACTCTAAATTCATCTCCTACGTTTTATGTTTGGGGTGCTCAAGTTGAACTTGGGTCTTTAACTAGTTCATATTATTCAACTTCGGGTAGTCCATTATCAAGAGCATCTCAAAAATCTGGATTATTGTTTTTTAGTAACCCAGGAGTTACCCAGAAAAAAGGAATTAAAACAATTCCAAATACATTTTATTTACCAAATCATGGATTTAAAACTGGAGATAAAGTAAAATATAACGTTGGACATGGATATACAGGAGTTAGTGTATCTTATGGAACAACAACAACACCACTTTTAAATTCACAAACTTTGTATATTGCCTCATATGATTCTGACTTTATCGGGGTATCAACTCAGAGAATCGGAATTGGAAGCACTGGTGGATTTGTTGGAATAGGTTCAGATGTTTTAGAGATTTTTAAAATTGCTAATTATGGAACAGGTGAAGTACACAGTATTAAAACAGATCTACCTTTAACTATTCGTGGAGATGTTTATAAAAAGACTGCAACAGTTATAACTGAAAGAGAGCATGGATTAACAAATGGTGATATTGTTGATTTGAAAGTAATTTCTGGAGTTTCTACTAATTTTTATGTGACATATGATGACATTAACAGAAGAATGTTAATTAACCCAAGATCATTTATAGACACTGATATCAATTTATCCAGAAATACTATAACAATACCAAATCATGGTTTAATAAATGGGCAAAAGGTAATTTATAATTCAGCAACTCCATCTGCAGGATTGGTTAATTCTAAATTGTACTATATTGTTGTTTCTGACGATAATACTATTTTATTATCAAATTATTACTATGATATTATTTCATCTAATGATGCTATTGAAATTGTCGAAATAGGAACTCAAGCAGCAGGAACTATAGCACCAGTCAATCCAGAATTATTTGGGGTAAAAAATTCAACACTAGTATTTGATTTATCAGATCCAACTTTAGCATCAAATTCAGTCCCAGCATTTGAATTCAATTTTTATTTTGATGCTTTATTCCAAAAAGAATTCTATACTACAGATAGCAATAAAGGAGCATTTAATATTAGAAAAAGTGGAGTAATTGGTGAACCAGGTGCTAAATTAGAATTAGTCATAGATGATTTTGTCCCATCATCACTATATTACAATTTAACTCCTATTGATTATTCTGGAGCAACTGCATCAAAATTAGAGATTATTAGTGATAAATTTAATATTAAAAATGGAAATAAGTTATCACTAATTAACAGTAAATTTAACGAGATTACTCCAGTATCTGGTATTACAACAAATTCATTCACATATGCATTAGAACAAACGCCAGAAAGAATTAATTACAATAAAACAGAAGCAAAAATTAACTATACTACAAAATCTTCCAGTGCTATAGGACCAGTAGCAAAAATAAATATTGATTCTGGTGGTAGAAATTACATCCGTTTACCAAACGTGGCTCAAGTTGTTAGTGGTTTAGGTACAGCAGCTTTATTCTTACCTAGAAGTAAAACAATTGGAAAAGTTAATAGCGTAGTTCTCACTGACATTGGATTTGATTATCCATCAGATAAAACTTTAAGACCTTTAGCTAATTTTCCATACACATACAAAATTGAACCTCTATCAAAATTTAAACGTATACAAATAGTTAATCCTGGTATAAATTATTTTGTTGCCCCACAACTTGCAGTTGTTGATGGATTTACTGGGAGAGTAAATACAGAAGTTTCTCTTGAATATGATATTGGGGATACTGAAGTTAGAGTTGTACGTAATACTACTGGTTTATATAATGTTACACCAAAAATTATTCCAATTAATAACCCAAATGGTGTAAGAATTGATAATATTGTATTTGATCCTGGAACTTTAAATGTAACAGTATCATTTGCAGTTACATTCGCATCATCTCAAGATTATCCATTCATCGTTGGTGAAAAAATTATTGTTGAAAACACAAACGTTGACATTAATTTTGGTGGTAGGGGATATAACTCTGCAGCGTATGATTATAGGTTATTTAGAATTACAGCAGCAGATCCAGATATTGGTGGAGATAATCCAACTTTAACATTTAATTTAACTGGATTTTTATCACCAGGAGAAGATCCTGGACTTTTCGATGGATTTGAATCTTTTGGTACAGCAACTCCAGAATCATATTTTCCAATTTTTGATATTGATCTAGAAAAAGATAGTTTTAGGGATGGTGAAATAATAGTAGCACAGGATGGAAATTTTGGTGTAGTTCAATCTTACGATAGGAGAAATGAATATCTAAAAATTAGATCTAAAAAAATATTTAAAGTTGATGATCTTATAATCGGTTCTTCTTCACAAAACAAAGGATTAATATCTTCTGTAGATGGAATTAGAGCAAAATATTTGATAGATTCAAATAGTATAACCAAAAAAGGTTGGTTAAGAGAAACAGGAAAACTAAATCAATCATTCCAGAGATTGCATGATAATGATTATTATCAATATTTTTCATACTCTGTTAGATCTCCAATAGAATATCAAGTTTGGAATCCTTTGGTAAGTAATTTAACTCATACTGCAGGATTTAAAAAGTTTAGTGAGTTGATCATTGACTCATACGATCCAACAGTAGGTGGAATTTCAACTGCTCAAAATTTAAATGCTTTAGTGGCAATTTCAGACTTAACTGAAATTGTTGATTTAAATTCCATTAAAGACTTTGATATTGCTAGAGAAAAGAGTATCCAAGTAAACGATACTTTAGTATCAAATGAAATTTTATTCAATCTTCCATTTTTGGCACAATACCAAGAATTTATAGGAAATCGAGTTCTGACTGTAGATGATTTTAGTGATCAGTTTAATGGAGTTCAAAGAGGATTTGAATTAAAGTCTGGAAACTATCCAATTTTTGAAGTTACTTTAAATGGTAGCGATCCTAATTTGATTTCCTTTACAGACGGCACACTGAATTTGACAAATCATTATTTTGTTAGTGGAGAAGAGATTGAATACATTCCACCAGATAATGATTTTACAAAAGCTATCAAAATTACACCAACTAATTTTGGACCTGGAATTGGAACTACAAGTTTTCTTCCTTCAAAATTTATTGTAATTAAACAAGATAATCAAAAAATAAGAGTTGCTGTTTCGGCAACGGATGCACTACTCTTTAACCCAATTGGAGTTGGAATTACTGGTGTTGGAATAGGAAGTACTCATACTTTTAGATCAATATCACCAAATAATAGGATGTTGGTTACTATCAATGGAACAATTCAATCTCCACTTGTAGGAACAGCATACACAATAGCAACTACTTCTAGTGTTGGAATTGGAACAACTAATATTAATGTTGTTGGTGTAACCTCTATCTTTAGTGGAGATTTAATTCAGATTGATAATGAAATCATGTTAGTTTCTGCTGTTAATTCAGTTACTAATGTATTAAATGTTAAAAGAGCATGGATGGGGACCACAGAAACCACCCATACAACCAACACAGTAGTCACAAAATTTGTTGGTAATTATAATGTAGCACAGAATAAACTTCATTTTTCTGAACCTATGTGGGGAAATATCCCTGTTGGGTTTGGTACAACTGCAACTTCAGCAAATGATGTTGATTATACTGGTTTAACAACTAGTTCCAGATTTAGTGGTAGAGTATTTTTAAGATCGGCACTAACTCAAGCGTTTACAACTAGTTTTATAAAAGCATATGATAATAATTATGTTTTTGATGATATTTCAAGTCAATTCAATGGAATTACAACAACATTTACTTTAAAATATCAAGGTAATGACATTGATAATATTACATCAGATAACACAATTATTTTAATAAATGATATTTTCCAAGGACCACAAAGACTGGGTAATGTTTTAACAAATATTCCTGGTGATTATAAACTAATCAGTGGTGGTGGACAGTTGCAAGTAGGTTTTGGTGGACCAATTGCAAATCCATCCATAACTAATGATATTAATGTAAATAATACTCCTAGAGGAGGAATTATAGTTAGTGTTGGATCTACAGAAGGATTTGGTTATCAACCATTAGTTGCTGCTGGAGGAACAGCATTAGTTTCATCAGCAGGAACAATAACCCAAATTTCCATAGGTAATTCTGGTTCTGGATATAGATCTGGTTTACAAACGGTAAAAGTTGGTATTCAAACTGCTAGTTATGGTTCTGCGAATATAACTTATATTGGTATTGCGTCGGTTTTAGATGGACATATTGTTGGCGTTGCAATAACTAATTCAAAAGTATTTTATGTCCCAAGACAGGTTACCAATATTGGTTATAGTTCCATTACTGGAGTTACTACAGTAACAACTTCAACTCCACATGGATTGCAATTAGGTGAAGAAATATCTATAGTTGGAGCAGCGTTTACCTGTGATTATTACCCACCAATTGGGGTTAGCACAGCAATATATGATAATCTAACTGGAATAATGACAGTTACTACTGTTGGATTAACAACTTTAAATGTTGTTAACTTTACATATGACAATACAACTGGTTTATCTACCGTTGTCACGTCACAGCCTCATAATTTAATAACTCAAACAGCAATTGGTAGAAGCTTTAGTCTTGCTGGATTAGCATTGACTTGTGTTGGTTATGGACAAACCTTTGCAGTTTATGATTTCATTTATGATAATACAACTGGTTTATCTACAGTGTTCATTGTTGGAAATCATGGATTAAATCCAGGTGATAATTTTAAAATGAGAGAATTGGAATTTTCCTGCACAGGTCCTTCAGGAGTAACCACAACAATATTCCCAGATGGAACTCAAGGTTATTTCTTCACAGTCAATACAGTAGGAACAACAACTTCATTTACTGTTAATGTTGGGGCATCTACCATACCACACACCTATGTTTCTGGTGGTGTAGTTCAAGTTGGTATTAACACTGATATATTCCCTGGAGACCTAACAGTATCTCCATTGGGAAATACCTTTAAAGTTCTTTCAGCACCAGATTATTATACATTTACTTTTAATTCTGGAATATCTACAATTCCACATTCATATGTGAGTGGTGGAACTTTAACTCTTGGACACAAGTTAAAAGTTGGAACTGATATAATTTTAACAGGACTAGGATTTACAGGTTCTCTTGGAATAGTTACACACCCAAATATAAACACTACAGATTATTGTGGAACTCAAGTAACAAGAATTAATAATATAAGTCAATTTGAACTTAATGTTGGAGTTGGATCTACTCCACTAACATATGTTTCTGGAGGAACGGTTGAAGAGATTATTATTGCTCCTAGACAAATTAATAATTCTCCAACTGGTCAAGATCCTGCAGCAAACGGAACAGGTGTGGTTAAAATTGTTGATGATTATACATTTATTATTAATTCAGGAACATCCCCATACACTCATTTTTATAAAAAGTGTGGAAGTGTTACAAAACCCTTAGATGTAATATTTGACAATCCTTTAAACTATTACAATATACCATTAATTTACAAACAAGGTGTTGTTGGATTTGGAACAGGAGCAACAGTTGATTTGGTCCCAAGTCAAGATAGTACAATTTTAAATTTTGAGATCAATAACTTTGGATATGGGTATGGTTCTGGAGAGATATTAACAGTTGCTATTGGAGGAACAACTGGAATTCCAACTACAGGAATTTCGACGTTTAAAAACTTTGAACTTACAATTGATAGAACATATCAAAGTAAATTCTCTGGATGGAATGTTGGTGAGTTTATTGTTCTTGATGATATTTCAGTTTATTTTAATGGAAGAAGAAGATTATTCCCATTAACTATAAATGGTGAAAGTATATCTTTCTTTGCTAAAGCAAATTCTGGAATTAATTTACAATCCAATTTACTTGTTTTTATAAACGATACCTTACAAACACCAGGAGAAGGATACCAATTTAATGGAGGAAGTACTTTAAGATTTACTGAAGCACCTAAGGGTGCAGTCGCTGGGTTTAGTACTATTGGCGATAAAGCTAAAGTTTTAATGTACACTGGAACTCAATCAATTGACGTTAAAACAGTTGATGTGTTGCCAAGTGTTAAAGTTGGTGATGATGTTCAATTGTACAGTGATACTGATGATACCTTTACAGAGGAACAAAGATTGGTAATGGATGTAGTATCAGCAGATAAAATTATTACCAATAACTATGGTGGTCAAGGTGTAACTCTTAATGAATTATTCTCTAGACCAATCAGCTGGTTTAAACAAACTGTTGATAAGATTATTGACAATGAATTTGTTGGTAAAGACCGCATTTATTATGAACCAATAATTAATCCAAGTACAAATATAATTGAATCTGTTGGAATTGGATCAACATATGTCTTTGTCTATAATATTAGACCACTATTTGATGATTCTTTTGAGGGTATTCCTCTTCAAGAAAGATCAATTATAGAAATAATTAATCAAGAAAATCTTGATACTGCAACTGCAACTGCAACAATCGGCGCTGGTGGTTCAATTAGTAATATTACAATAACAAATCCTGGATATGGATATACTATTGCTCCAGAGATAACAGTACAGAGACCATATGGGTTTGGAACCCAGGCAACTGCATCTGCAACTATTGGTGCTGGGGGGTCAATAACTTCAATAACTGTAGGAACAGGTGGAACGAATTATTATTATGGTCCTTTAGGTTCATTGTCAATATCACAGCAAGGTAGTGGATTCCCACCATTGCAAGTTGGACAAAACACTTTCTATAATGCAAAATTAAAGTCTCAAAGTGGTATTGGTAGAGGAGCAACTGCAGATATCCAGATTAGCGTATTAAACTTTAATATTGCCTCAATATCAATTACTAATGGTGGTGCAAATTATGCTGTAGGAGATATTTTATATGTTGATACGTTTGACAATGTTGGATTGGCAACTACTTCTAGAAAGTGGGCATTAAGATCACCAATGAAATTTAGCGTATCTTCAATTTTACCACCCCCAGTTTTAATTGCACCACCAAAAAGATCAGTTGAAGAAGTAATTAGAGTTGATTATGAGGGTGATTATGGAATTATTGTTGGAGTTGGAACAACATCATGCTCAGGAGTTACTACATGTTTAGGATTAGAACTTGATTTATTCATTCCTCTAGATTCTAGAATTAGAAAGAGTTTAAATATATCAAAGACTGGAATTACTACTGGATATCTATTCAACGTCGTTGATTCTGGTTTTGGAACAGCACCACAAACATCTTTAAGAAGTGATGGGTCTATTCTAGGAATTTCTACTCAGTTTGTTAATATGACTTTTGAGTGTACACATTGGTACACAAAACAAGCAGTTATACCACCTGGTATTAGTGGTTTAGCTTCAACTGTTGGAATTGCAACTACTGTAACAACTGTTGTTGTTAAACTATTAAACAATCCTCCAAGTAATATAGTTGGGTTTGGAACAACAGCATTTTATGGTAAATATACTTGGGGTAAAATAAATATGCCAGTAAGAGTAAGTCCCGCTGAATTCTTAGCTCAGCATGGTACAAAGCAATCTGGTATAGGCACTAATCCAGTTATACGAAGAAAAAATTCTTTAAAATATTTGGGTTACCTTGGTTAATAAATATAAGATATAGAAGGTTTAAATTACTAAAATGGCAGCAATTATAACTGATTTATTGAGAGTTAAGAACGCTAGAAGTTTTATTGATAAAATTAGAGACCCTAGCAATTCCTATTATACTTTTATTGGATTGCCCAACGCAACTGAAGTACAAGATAATTGGAATACTACTCCACCATCTCCAAGAGATTGTTTTGATGATACCAATTTTTATTGGGATACTATGATTGCTTTGAAAAAAATTGCTGCCGATGACATTAGACCAGTTGTTAGAAAGATACAATGGGCTTCAGCAACAATTTATGATATGTACAGACATGATGTTAATAGAAATAACTTATCTAAACCATCAAATAAAACAAGTTTATATTCCTCAAATTATTTTGTAGTAAATAGTGAATTTAGAGTTTATATTTGTTTAAATAATGGAATTGACCCAGAAAATCCCAATGGAAAACCATCTCTCGATGAACCAAAATTTACGGATTTAGAACCAAGAGCTGCTGGAACCAGTGGTGATGGATATGTTTGGAAGTATCTTTATACAATCAGTCCAAGTGATGTTATTAAGTTTGATTCCTTGAATTTTATTCCACTACCAGTTGATTGGGAAACTAATTCTGATTATGTGACGATTAGAAATAATGCAGAAACAAGTGGACAATTAAAGACTGTTACTATAAAAAATAGAGGATACTTGGTTGGTCCTCCAAATACAACGTACACAAGAGTTCCAATTAAAGGTGATGGTAATGGTGCAGAATGTACAATTGTAGTTAACAATGACGCAAAAGTAGAATCAGTAACAATTTCCAATGGGGGAAGTGGATATACTTACGCAAGCATTGATTTAATTGGAGGCAACGTTCCTACTGGGTCTCTTACACCAGTGTTTGATGTAATTATTCCGCCTCCTGGTGGGCATGGGTATGATGTATATAAAGAGTTGGGTGCAACAAATGTCTTGATTTATTCAAGAATTGAAAATGATGAGCAAAATCCAGACTTTGTGACAGGAACTTCTATTGCAAGGATTGGTATTGTTGAAAATCCACAAGCTTTTGAGTCTTCTACAGTAATTACTGAAGATAGGGTCAGTTCTTTATATGCAATAAAATTAAAGGGTCTTGCACCAAATGTTGATGATTACAAGTTGACTACTTTTATACAAAATTCATATATTACTCAAACTGTCGGAACAGGTGCCACAGCTATTGGTAGAGTGGTATCTTATGATGCTCAAACTGGAGTATTGAAGTATTGGCAAGATAGATCATTGGTTGGATTTAACACAGATGGAACTCAAAAATTAAATCCAACTTATGGTTATAAACTTAATGGTTTTACGCCAACTATTACTGCTGGAGGTTCCTTAAGAATTGTTGGAGGTTCTAAAGATCTTTATATTGATGATGGATTTGGAACTGATAGTAATCCTGGTATCAGTACTGTGATAAATAATAAGACCTACTACTTGGGTCAAACTTTTATCAAAGGTATAGCATCACCAGAAGTTCAAAAATATTCTGGAACCATTTTATATGTTGATAATAGACCATCCATTACCAGGTCTGTGAATCAAAGAGAAGATATCAAAGTTATTTTGCAATTTTAATAGAGAATCATGCCACAAGAAACTAATTTAAATGTATCTCCATATTTTGATGACTTTGATCCAAACAAAGGATATTATAAAGTACTTTTTAAACCAGGATTGCCAGTTCAATCTAGGGAATTAACTTCTTTACAATCAATTCTCCAAAATCAAATTGAGCAAGTCGGAACTCATTTGTTTAAGGAAGGATCTGTAGTAATTCCAGGTCAAATTAATTATAACAATACACTTTTTGCTGTAGAAATTGAGAAGGAGTACCTTGGAATACCAATTTCCAGTTATGCAATTAACCTTGTTAATGTCTACATTAGAGGTCAATCTTCTAATGTAAAAGCAAAAATTGTTTCCACTGTTGGTCCAGAATATTCTACTAGAGGTTACTACACTTTATTTGTTAGTTATGTATCTACTGGTATAGATGGGAAAGAAGTTTTTGATGATAATGAAGTTTTATCTTTGGAATCAAATCTTTCAACTTCGATTATAAATTTTCAGGCAGGACAAGGATTTGGAATTACTGCGGCAGTTGATTCAACTTCAATAGGTTCTGCAGTATTTTTATCTGAGGGTGTATACTATCTTAGAGGAACATTTGTAAAAGTATTTCCACAAACATTAATTCTTGATGCACATGGTCAATTTCCAACTTACAGAGTTGGTTTAGAAATATTTGAAGAAATTGTAACATCTGGATTAGATTCAAGTCTTACAGATAATGCTAAAGGATTTAATAATTTCGCAGCTCCTGGCGCAGATAGATTAAAAATAACTGCAGTTTTAACAAAAAAACCATTAGAATCTGAAAAAAATGAGAATTTTGTTGAACTCTTAGTATTAAGACAAGGTAATATACAACATATTGAAGATAAATCTCAATATAATGAGTTAGCACAAGAGTTAGCAAGAAGAACTTACAATGAATCTGGTAATTTTTATGTAAAACCATTTTCTATTACTGCTAGAGAGTCTTTAAATAATAGAAAGGGCAATAACGGCATATTTTTAAAAGGTCAGTTAACGTACAATAATAATATTCCAGCAGAAGAGTTAGGAACATATAAAATATCTCCAGGAAAAGCTTTTATTCGGGGATTTGAAGTAGATTCAAGAACTATACATTATTTGGATTTTGAGAAAACAAGAACAACTAAAACTTTAGAAGATCAAGCAGTTAATTATTACACTGGTCCCACACTATCTTTAAATAGGGTTATTGGTGCTCCTAGAATTGGATTTAGTACATCATCAGTAATTAGTTTAAGGGACTCTAGAATAGGTGTTACTTCAACAACTGCTTCGGGAAAAGAAATAGGAGTTGCCAGAGTTTATGATTATGCTTTAGAGTCTGGTTCATATTCATCTGTTGTCGGTGACCTAAATGAATGGGACATCTCATTATATGATATCCAAACATATACTGATTTAACTTTGAATGAACCAATAACATTGAATGTTCCAACTTTTATAGTTGGAAAGTCAAGTGGAGCAACAGGACATTTAAAATTTAATACAACTACAGGAATTGTTACTGCATATTGTACAAATGGATCTTTTATTAATGGGGAAAAACTAATATTTAATGGTATTGATAGTAATAGAATAGTTACCTCTCCTGTAGAGTATAAAATATCTGATGTTAAGTCTCTTTATAGTTCTGTTGGAACTGGGCAAACATTTAATGGAGATACAAAATTATCTGATATTTTTTCAATTGGTGGAGTTAGTATCTCTGCAAAATCTGGAACTGCTCCAGGAGTGTCTACTGTAACTAGTTCTGATTTTGATTTTAGAACTATTGCTAAAGTTGGGGATTTGGTATCATTTAGCAATCCACTTTTAGGAAGCACAAATGTAAAAACATATGCCAGAATTTCCAGTATTAATAGCAGTAATTCTATTGTTATTGCTGGGATAACTACAGTTGCAAATATCAATGATGGTGGACTTCCAACGTCTTCAATATCAGTCAATAATTTTAGTTTAATTGGAGCAAATTTAAGATCATCCATAGACAATTCATTATATACACCATTACCTAAAAAATTCATTGCTAATGTCGATCTAACAAAATCTACATTATCAATTAGAAAAGAATTTAATGTTATTATTACTGCAAATGCAACTAATACAATTCAAGCAGGGTCAAATGAAACCTTTTTACCATTTGATGAAGAAAGATATGTTTTAATAAATTCTACTGGTGGATTTGAGGAACTAACTGAAGATAAATTTAGATTTAGTAATGGTGGAAAAGAATTAAGAATATTTGGTTTGAATGTTTCTGGTTCTGCAAGATTAATCGCAACACTTAGTAAAATAAATGTAACTAATAAGGTAAAATCTTTAAACAGAACTGGTTCAGTTATTGTTAATAAGTCTATACTTTCTGCATCTGGAATTGGTTCAACTACTTTAGATGATGGATTAGAATATGGTAGTTTTGGGTATGGTTTACGAGTTCAAGATAAAGAAATTTGTTTACTTGAACCAGATGTAACTAAAGTGTATGCTGTTTATGAGGCAAATGATACAAATAATCCCACTCTACCCTCTATAAGTTTATTTAATCTTGATGGTCCAACTGGAAAGGTTGATGACTTTATTGTTGGCGAAGAATTAATAGGAACTACAAGTGGTGCTGTAGCACTTTATGTTGAAAAAGTTGGAACTTCTACCATAGGATTAGTATATCTAAATGACCTTAGATTTGAAATTGGTGAGGTAATTAGGTCTGAGACTAGTGGAATTTCTGGTTCTATAAATGATTTTGATCCTGGGGATGAAAATATTATTGATAGGTTTACTTTGGATTCTGGTCAAAGAGAAACTATTTGTGATTATTCTAGGTTGGTAAGAAAACCAAATACTAAAGAACCAAGAAGAAAGTTAAGAGTTATATATGAGTCTGCAACTTATAGTGATTCTACAGAAGGAGATATTACAACAGTTTCTTCTTATAACCAATTTAATTATTGTGATTTGCCATTAATTAAAAATAATGAAAGATTAACTGATGTACTTGATATACGTCCAAGAGTTCGTAAATTTAATTCAAGTTCAACTAGTTATTCTCCATTTGAATTTTCCTCTAGAGCATTTGAAGATGCAACTAATTCATCTAAAAATATTTTAGCTTCGGATGAATCAATCATCCTTACATATTCACACTATTTGCCAAGAATTGATAAACTGTTCTTGAAGATTGATGGTGGATTTCAATTGATTAAAGGAGTTCCTTCCGAAACTCCTTTACCTCCAATTGCTTTAGAAGACTCTCTTGAAGTTGCTACAATAAATCTGCCACCTTATATTTGTAGCACAGAAAATGTGCAAGTATCATTAAATGCCCATAAGAGATATAGAATGCAAGATATCTCTTTACTTGAAGATAGAATTAAAAATTTAGAATATTATACAGCGTTATCAATTTTAGAATCCAAAACAGAATCTTTATTCATTCCTGATGAAAGTGGTCTGACAAGATTTAAATCTGGAATTTATGTAGATAATTTTAGTGGAACTAAATCTCAACTTAAAATTGGTAAAGTTACCAATAGTATCGATCCTATAAATCTTGAATTGAGACCATCTCACTTTACAACATCTATAGATCTTTTAGTTGGTTCAAAATCTCTTCTTGGTATAGGAACAACAGCAAGTCCAACAGCAGATCCTGCTTTTGTAACTGATATTATTGGTTCAAATATCAGGAGAACAGGTCAACTTATTACCCTAGATTATGGCGAATTTTTACAATTTGCACAACCTTTTGCAACAAGAGTTGAAAATGTTACTCCATACCTGGTTGTAACATATACTGGAAATATTCAATTATTCCCATCTTCTGATATTTGGGTAGACCAGGTTAGACTACAATCACTTAGGATAGATGTTGATGATTATACACAAACCAGATTACAATTAGAGTATGCTGGATATGATCAACAAACTGGTTTAGGTCCTATTAGATGGGGAGCATGGCAATCTACTTGGACAGGATCTAGTACATCGACAACTAGCAATACTGTTGTAACTGGTTCTAGTACACAAAATACTGGTAGTGCTTTAGTAACTACAAATCAATTACAAACTACAACAGTTGTTACTACAACAAGAACGGGCACAGAAAATAGATCTGGAAGTCAACTTAGAGTTTCTGAGCAAGTACAAACTACAAATGAAGGGGATAGAGTTGTAAGTACCTCAACAATTCCATTTATGAGGTCTAGAAATATTGAATTCACTGGTAGGAAATTTAGACCATATACAAGACTCTATGGATTTTTTGATGGTGAAGATGTAAACAATTTTATTATTCCAAAACTAATTGAAATTAGAATGCTTAGTGGTTCATTTACTGTAGGCGAATTAGTTACTGGAACCATGACAACTGGTTCTACAACAGCAACAACAGGTTCTACACCATCTATAAGATTTAGAGTTGCAAACTCTAATCATAAATATGGTCCAATATCAAATCCTACTGATATTTTTGTTACAAGTCCATATGATGAAAGTTATACTATTCCTGCAAATTATTCGAGTTCTAGTATTTTGTTAAATGTCGATACAAGAACTTTGGCAGAAAATAATCAATCATTATATAGTGGATTTATTCGCACTGGAATGAGGTTGAGAAGTGCTTCAGCTGAAGCAGAAGTTATTTCTGTTAGATTGTTTAGTGATAATGTAGGAACCGTTCTTGGTTCATTCTTTATACCAGATCCCAATCTACCTTCAAATCCATCTTTTGAAGTTGGAACAAAAATCTTTAGATTAACATCACAGTCTTCAAATAGTTCTTTAGGTGGTTTAACATCAACTTCTGGACAAGAGGCATATTTTGCTTCTGGAACAATTAATAATATGCAAGAAACGATAAGATCTACAAGAAAACCAAGATTTGATGTCGTTGCTTCAAGCGAAAGTAGACCCGCTACTGATGTTCAATCAACAACTACAGTTAGTAACTCTACTACCCAAAGTATTACGCCGCTTCCACCACCACCTCCACCACCACCACCATCTCCATCTCCACCACCACCAACACCTCAAGTTAGTTTCCCAGGAACTCCAGTTACACCTAGACCACCCACGCCGCCACCACCGCCGCCACCACCACCGCCACCACCACCGCCAAGAAATCCACCCGATCCCCCAAGACCAAGGGGTGGAAAAGATCCTCTTGCACAATCATTTACAGTTAATGATGAGGCTGGAGCATTCATTACGGGAGTAGATCTTTATTTCAGAACTAAAGACCCATTACTGCCAGTAACTGTTCAGTTGCGTCCTATGGTTAATGGAGTTCCTTCTGACCAAATATATCCTTTTGGAGAAGCAGTTGTAGAATCTGATGATGTTATTGAAACATTTGACGCTACTAGACCAACTAGGGTTAATTTCCCATCACCAGTATATCTGCATACAAATACAGATCATGCTGTCGTATTGCTGTCAAATTCAAACGAATACACAGTTTGGATTTCAAGAATGGGAGAGACTGATATTTCTACATTACTTCAACCAGAATCTAGACAAGTTATTGTTTCTGCTCAACCATATTTGGGGTCATTATTTAAATCTCAAAATGGATCATCATGGACACCAAGCCAATATGAAGATTTAAAGTTTAATCTTTATTCAGCATCGTTTATAGAAGAATCAGGAACAGTATCATTCTATAATCCAGAATTAAATACTGGTAATAAGCAAATTGCAACCTTAGTTAAGGACGCTTTGGAATTTGATGCTAAAAAACTTATTATTAGCACAAATAATATTATCAACACATCTCCATTAGTTCTTGGAAATACTATTATTCAACAAAATACTACTGCTAGAGGTGATTATGTTGGTGTAGGAGGATCTGCAACTGGTTCATTAGTTATTATTAATGCTGGTATTGGTTATACTCCATCGAATGGTACATCATTCACATTTAATAATGTACCACTAAGTTCTTTTAGTGGAAATGGTAAAAATGCTACTGCAGATATTACCATTGGACAGGCAAGTGGAGTAAATGGAGTTGCTCTTGCAGCAACAATACGAGATGGTGGATATGGATATCAAATTGGAGACGTGTTGACAGTTCCTTCAATTGGAAATGATTCTTTAGGTAGAAATCTTCAATTATCTTTATCAAATGTTGTTGGAGCAAATCAATTAATACTCGATAATGTTCAGGGAGAATTTGAAATTAATGCTTCTAAACCATTACAATATATAAGTCCTACCACAGGAATAACTACAATATTAAATGCTACTGGGTCAAACTCTGTTATAAACGATTTTGAATTAGCATCTCTTTCTGAAGATGGTTTACATATTAAAATAAATCATAAGAATCATGCTATGCACTCTACAACAAACGTTGTTAGAATTAGTGGCGTTAAAGGAGATTCTAAACCAACAGTATTAACTGCTGATTATAATAATTCCGACTCTGGTCCGATTAGTATTGCAAATACTACTGGATTTGAAGTATTTGAAAATGTATCAATTGGTGCCACAAATCCAGGATATGCACTTTTGGATAATGAAATTATTTCATATACTGGTGTTGCAAATGGTCAATTAATTGGTATTACAAGATCTGTTGAGGGAACTGGAGCATTCAGTTATCCAAACAGAACTAGTATTCAAAAATATGAAAACAATGGCATTTCATTAAGAAGAATCAATAAACTCCATTATTTACAAGATGCTTTAGTTGAAAGACCAGTAGACCTTGATAGTTATTATATTAGAATTAACACAAGTGAAAATGGAATAGATAGAAGTTCTGGGTCTTCCTTCCCTAAACTTTATATTAATTCATCGAAGTCTAGTGGTGGAGATGCTATTCAAGCAACACAAAATATACAATATGAAACTGTAAATCCAATAGTTCAAACTATGGTTTTACCTGGAACATCAGTTAAGGCAACTTTAAAAGGAATTACTGGTACAAGTGTTGATGGTAATGAAATCTCATTTGTCGAAACAGAGGCAACTCCAATTAATTTAAGTGAGGATACATATTTACCAGAACCAAGAATAATTGCATCTAGAGTCAATGAATTAACTCAAACAACTAATTTCCCAGGAAATAAGTCAATGGAGTTAACATTTACATTATCAACTTCAAATCCAAAAATCTCTCCTGTTATTGACCTTGATAGAATTGGTATGGTTCTTATATCAAATAGAATTGATAGTCAAATAACAGATTATATAAATGACCCTAGAGTTTCCTCTATTACAGAAGATCCATCAGCATTCATATATGCAAATAAACCAGTTGAATTGGAAAATGCAGCTACTTCAATAAAAGTTATATTTGCTGCATATGTTAACACATATAATGATGTAAGAGTACTCTATTCAATTAGTAATGATCCATCTGTTGAACCAATTTATTATCCATTCCCTGGATATGATAATTTAGATACTAATGGAAATATTATTAATGTGGGTCAAAATAGTGGTAAACCAGATAAAAATGTACCAAAAACTGACATTTTATCTGCAGATTCTGCAAACTTGGTATTTAGAGATTATGAATTTAGTATTGATGGATTACCAGAATTTAGATACTTTAGTATTAAAATAATTGGTTCTTCAACAAATCAAGCATATCCTCCAAGAATTAAAGATTTAAGAGTAATTGCACTTGCATAACATGAACGACAACTATCACGTAAAGGTAGAAAATCACAGCAATCTCGTAAGAGATATTCGTAGCAATGCAATTATTAATACTGATAAAAAAGGATATGACCATTATAAATCTTTGAAAAAAACAAAGTCTTTGGAAAAAATGAGGATGGATCAAATTGAGTCTGATTTGTCCTCTTTAAAAAATGACATTAATGAAATTAAAGATTTATTGAAATCATTATTAAAATAATAATCAATAAAGGTACTAAAACATGGCTCAACCAACATCTAGACAAGAACTTATAGATTACTGCAAGAGAAAACTTGGATATCCAGTCCTTGAAATAAATGTTGCTGATGAGCAGATTGAAGACTTAGTTGATGATGCCTTGCAATTTTTTTATGAGCGTCATTTTGATGGAGTAACCCAAACTTATCTAAAGTATCAAGTAACTCAAGAAGATATTGATAGGGGACGAGCTAAATTTGGTGGTCCTGGAATAGCAGTAACTTCAACAACAACTAATATTGTTGGTGTTGCAAAAACTTTTAATTACTTTGAAACAAGTAACTATATTCAAATACCACCTCATGTAATTGGTGTTAATAAGGTTCTTAGTTTTGAGGGTTCTAATTCATTATCAAGCGGAATGTTTAGTATTAAATATCAATTATTTTTGAATGATATTTACTATTGGGGGTCAGTTGAATTATTGACATATTCAATGGTTAAAAGATATTTGGAAGATATTGATTTCTTATTGACAACGCAAAAACAAATTAGATTTAATCAAAGACAAGATAGGTTATATCTTGATGTAGACTGGTCTGCTATTACTCCAGGACAGTATCTAATTATAGATTGTTATAGAATCTTAGACCCTACCGAATCTCCAAGAATTTGGAATGATTCCTTTTTAAAACCATACTTAACAGCATTAATTAAAAAGCAATGGGGACAAAACCTCATAAAATTCCAAGGAGTTAAATTACCAGGTGGCGTGGAATTAAATGGAAGACAGATTTATGATGATGGTGAAAAGGAATTGAGTGAAATTATGTCGAAGATGTCATCAACTTATGAATTACCACCATTAGATATGATAGGTTAATCATATGGCATTAAATCCATTTTTTTTACATGGTTCTTCTGGAGAACAGAATTTAATCCAAGATTTAGTAAATGAACATTTAAAAATGTTTGGGGTTGAAATATATTACATCCCCAGAATCTTTGTAAATGAAAAAACTATTATGGAAGAAGTATCTAGATCAGAATTTAGAGATGCTATTCCTATAGAAGCGTATGTAGATACTTATGATGGATATAGTGGTGCTGGAACTTTACTATCCAAATTTGGAGTTCAAGAAGTTGATGATTTAAATTTAATAATATCACAAGAACGTTACGAGATTGCTGTTAGACCATTTATAGAAATAAGAAATAAATCAAAATTAACAAGTAGACCTAAAGAAGGAGATTTGATATATTTTCCTTTAGGTGATCGTTTATTTGAAATTAAGTATGTTGAGCATGAAAAACCATTTTATCAGCTGCAAAAAAATTATGTTTATGAATTGAGATGTGAACTATATGCATATAATGATGAAGAAATTGATACTGGAATTCTTGAGATTGATGATAATATTAGTGATGAAGGTTATATTCAAACTTTCAACATGGTTGGTTTGGGTTCGACCGCTACTGCGATCACAAGTCTACGAAATGGTTCCGTAAGGAGAATTGCTGTATCTAGAAGAGGATCTGGATATAGTTCTATTCCTAGGGTTGCAATTACTTCTGCACCTTCTGGTGGATTAACTGCTGTTGGCATTGCCTCAATGATTAAAGGAATTGTTGATTTTTGTGATACAAGTCCAGACACTTCAAGAGTTCAAGCAGTCAACATTATTAATTCAGGATATGGTTATACAACTCCACCAAGAGTTACTTTTGTTGGTGGAGGTGGTAAGGGCGCATACGCTACTGCATCAATATCTGATGGAGCAGTTGGAATTATTACAATAACTAGTGGTGGTAGTGGATATATTGGTATTCCTACAGTCACATTTGTAAAACCTGGTATTGGAAGTACTACAATTAATGCTGTCGGTAAAGCAATTGTGTCAACTGCAGGAACTGTAACTGGAATTATTCTTGAAGATGCTGGTGGTTTTTATGAAGGGATTCCAACAATTATTATTGCAGGTCCACAACAAACAGTTGGGTATGGAACGTACTTATACAATGAAAATGTAATCGGTGCTGCAAGTAGTTCTAGAGCAAAAGTCAAATCTTGGGATGGCGTCAATAAAATACTAAAACTTGGTAATATTTTAGGTGATTTTATTGAAGGTGAAGCAATAATTGGACAAGTTAGTGGAGCAGCATATGCAGTTACAATTCTAAATAAGAATAATATCCCTGAAAATAAATTTGCTCAAAATCAAGATATTGAAATCGAAGCAGATCAAATTATAGATTTTAGTGAAACAAATCCATTTGGGATTCCATAAAGGAGAGATATAAACAATGTTTGATCATTTTTATCACCAAGTCTTTAGAAAAACTGTTATTGCATTCGGAACACTTTTTAATGGTATTACAATAAAAAGAGATGGTTCTGGTAATGATCCTTCTGAAATAATACAAGTTCCTTTAGCTTATGGTCCAACACAAAAATTTCTGGCTAGAATTGAACAAGAACCAGATTTGAATAAACCTGTTCAAATTAGTTTGCCAAGAATGTCATTTGAGTTTACTGGCATTTCTTATGACAATACCAGAAAGTTGGCAGCAACACAAGCTTTTACTACTAGTTTAAAGAATGACGGTAAAGAAATACGTAGAATGTATTTCCCAGTTCCATACAATATGGAATTTGAGTTATCCATAATGACTCTTTTGAATGATGATGCTCTTCAAATTATTGAACAAATACTTCCATATTTTCAACCAAATTTTACTCTTACAATTGATCTTGTAGAATCTATAGGTGAAAAAAGAGATATTCCAATATCTTTAGAAAATGTATCATTCCAAGATAACTATGATGGTGATTACAATTCAAGAAGAGTTTTACTTTATACCTTAAAATTTGTTGCTAAAACATATTTGTTTGGACCAGTTCCAGATTCTTCAAAAGATATTATCAAAAAGGTTTCTATTGGTATTGCTGGTGGAGAATACAGCACTGCAGCATCAAGAGGATTAATCTACAAAGAACCAGTTGCTACAAAGAGTTATGCAGGTAACTTGGTAACAAATTTAGCAATTGACATTACAGATACATTATCGACACTTGAAGTAACTAATGCATCAAATATTCCAGAGCAATCTTACATTACAATTGATGATGAAACAATTTATGTAAGATCAAAAAATGGCAATACTCTAACTGTAACTAGAGGTGCTTATAAAACAGATAATGTTGAGCACGTTGGTGGAAGTGGTGTTTATTTAATTTCTTCAGCAGATAATAGTTTAATTATTGCTGGAGACGATTTTGGATTTAATGGATAATGTTATGAAAGATAAATTTGAAAATTTAAGTAGTGCTTTTGATGTTGAATCATCAATAGTAAAAAAAGAAACTGCCGAGGTATCTAAAGATATTAAAAGTGATGACTTTGATGTAACTAAAGATTATGAATATACTAGAGGTAATTTGTATTCAATTATAGAGAAGGGACAAGAAGCACTAAACAGTGCTTTAGAATTAGCTATTGATGGTGGTCAACCTAGAGCATATGAAGTTGTTGGACAGTTAATTAAAAATGTTGCAGATGCAACTGATAAGTTATTAGACCTTCAAAAGAAATTAAAAGATCTTGATGATAATAATTCTAAAAGAGGGAGCACAACTAATGTTACCAATAATTCAGTATTTTTTGGTTCTACTGATGAGTTATCTAAATTTCTAAAGAAACAAAAGGGAAATGATCTTCCAGATAAATAGAAAAAAGGTTTGTCCAAAAAGATGACGAGTTTTAATATTAATAAAGCAACCCATAAAGATGCACAAAAACAAGAAAAAATTAGGAGTATGACAAAATCTCCTAATGAAAATGAAGCAAAGGTTGCTGCAAAAAAATTAAGACCTTCAGCAGCGGTGTCTTTACCATTAAAAAATGAATATCAACCATCTTTAGCAGAGTTAGTTCTTGGTGAAGAGATGTGTGGTAAGGGTCACTATTGGTGCAATACAGATAAACAATGTAAAAAAATTCCATCAGGATTTAAGATTGATGGACAACCAACTGGAACTAAAAGAACTGAAGTAGGAATTGGTAAACCAGTCGCAGAAGAGAAAGAATGCAATCATTCTAAAAAAGGAAAAAATTGTCCAATTCATGGGAATGATGATTGTACAGTAAAGGAAGAAAGAGATCCTAAAGGACCAGTTAAAAAATATAAATCTCCAAAAGAAATTGCTGCAAAGCATAATGTATCAGTTGAAGAAATTAAAAAGCAACTTGAGATGGGTATTAAGGTAGAAGGAGAACATACTTCAAATAAAACTGCAGCAAGGATTACTGCACTTCAGCATTTAGATGAAGTTCCAGATTATTATACAAAATTAAAAAAAGTTGAATCAAAATCTACAACTTCAGAAAGTGTGACAATAGAAGATATGTTTGGCAATAAATTTGTAGAATTTATTGATCTAATTACACCACAAGATGTAATAGATGAGAAAAAAGGATTGTGGGATAACATTCATGATCGTAGAGAAAAAGGACTACCTCGCAAAAAACCAGGACAAAAAGGTTATCCAAAAACATTGAATGTTGAAAACCATGTCGATATTGCTATGGGTAAAGAACTGGATGATGAAGGTTCAATGATTCTAAATCAATTAGAACAAATTGAAATGCATTGTAAGCGTTTGAGGGAAGAGATTAAAAATCCAAAAATGCAAGTGCCTGCTTGGGTACAATCAAAAATTACTCTTGCTACAGACTACATGGATTCTGCAGCAAATTATATGGCAGGTAAAAATGAAGAATATGAAATTGACGAAGCAAAAATTCCTGTGACTCGTCAAGCAGGTGAATTTAGATATTCAGGAAAGACTGGTGAAGAGAAAGCAGAAAGAAGAGCAAAAGTTTTAAGTAATTCACCAGATCCCAAAAAGCGCAGACAAGCAAATACAATTCGTAGCAAAATTAAAACAGTTGCGGATCGTGATACTGCCAGAGCAAGTTCTGATGCAAGACAAAAACTTTATCGTGGACAACAAAGAAGAGCAAATGATCTTGCTCGACAATTAATGAATAAGGAAGAGCATGAAATTGGAGAAGCAGTAAGACTTCCTGCAGAATTTGGTAATTTAATTGCAGCAATTGTAATGTGGAGAGGAAGAACACAACAACTTACAATGTTCTTCCCTCAGGCAAAAATGCCATCTAAAAAAGATGTTCAAAGGGAAGTTGAAAAGATTTATCCTGGTGGAAAAGTAATTACCTTTGGTATTACTGATATTGCAAGCAACTATTCTGCAATTGATGCTCCAATCGTTAGAGTTGGTTATCATGGAGGAAATCTTGGTAAACCAGGACCAAATAAAAATTATGTAAAGCCAATGGGCGAAGAATTCGAGGTTGATGAAGATTGGCAAAAAGTTAATCGTCAAGATAAAACCGATGGATTGAGCAAAAAAGCAGTAAATGCATATCGTCGTGAAAATCCAGGTTCAAAGTTACAAACTGCAGTAACTGAAAAAAATCCAGAAGGAAAAAGAGCAAAACGTCGTTCAAATTTTTGTAGTCGCATGAAAGGCATGAAGTCAAAATTGACTTCTGCAGAAACTTCTAGAGATCCAGATTCTAGAATCAACAAAGCACTTCGTCGTTGGAATTGTAACTAAAAAATTAAAAGGTTTATATTATGGCAGTTGATCATTATCTTGGCAATCCACTATTAAAAAAAGCAAATACTTCTCAGGGATTTACTGAAGAGCAGGTTATTGAATTTGCTAAGTGTATTGATGACCCAGTTTATTTTGCAAGAAATTATATTAATATTGTTACTTTGGACCATGGATTACAAACATTTAATCCATATCCATTCCAAGAAACAATGTTGGACCGATTTCACAATAATCGATTCAATATTTGTAAACTTCCTAGACAGTCTGGTAAATCAACAATTGTTGTTTCTTATCTTCTACATTATGCTATTTTTAATGATAATGTAAATATTGCAATTCTTGCTAACAAAGCATCTACTGCAAAAGACTTGCTAGATAGACTACAGACTGCATATGAAAATTTACCTCGTTGGTTACAACAAGGTGTTTTGACATGGAACAAGGCATCTCTTGAACTAGAAAACGGATCTAAAATTATTGCAGCATCAACATCCGCATCTGCAGTTCGAGGTGGATCTTATAATATTATTTTCCTTGACGAATTTGCGTTCGTTGCAAATCATATTGCTGATCAGTTTTTTAGCTCAGTTTATCCTACAATTTCGTCTGGTAAAAATACAAAGGTTATAATTGTTTCTACCCCACATGGTATGAATCATTTTTATAAACTTTGGCATGATGCAGAAAGGGGTAAAAATGAATATATTCCGACTGAGGTTCATTGGAGTGATGTTCCTGGGAGAGATGAAGTATGGAAGAAGCAAACTATTGCAAATACATCAGAGCAGCAATTCAGGGTTGAGTTTGAATGTGAATTCTTAGGATCTGTTGATACATTGATTAGTCCAAGTAAACTAAGAAATTTGGTTTACGAATCTCCAGCAATTAGTAACCAGGGACTTGATGTTTTTGAAGATTCTAAGGAAGAGCACAATTATGTCATAACCGTTGACGTTGCTAGAGGAGTTGGTAGTGATTATTCAGCGTTTACTGTTATTGATATAACACAATTCCCACATACTTTAGTAGCAAAGTATAGAGATAATGAAATAAAACCAATGATATTTCCCAGTATTATTCATGAGGTGGCTAAAAATTACAATGATGCTTACATATTATGTGAAGTAAATGATGTTGGAGATCAAGTTGCTAGTATTTTACAATATGATTTAGAGTACAACAACCTGCTTATGTGTTCAATGAGGGGTAGAGCAGGTCAAATTGTTGGGCAAGGTTTTTCTGGCAAAAAGACCCAACTTGGTGTCAAGATGTCAAAAACTGTTAAAAAAGTTGGATGTCTTAACCTTAAAACTTTAGTTGAAGAAAGTAAACTTTTATTTAAAGATTACGATATTATTAGTGAATTAACTACATTCATTCAAAAATCAAATTCCTTTGAAGCGGAAGATGGGTGTAATGATGATTTAGCAATGTGCCTAGTAATATATGCTTGGTTAGTTGTTCAGGATTATTTTAAAGAACTTACAGATCAAGATGTTAGGAAAAGATTGTATGAAGAGCAAAAAAATCAAATAGAACAAGATATGGCACCATTTGGATTTATTGTTGATGGTTTAGATTCAAATAGTTTTGTTGATGGTGATGGTGATAGATGGTTTACTGATGAATATGGGGATATGTCTTACATGTGGGAGTACAAATAATGGAGTTAGACAAGCAGATAAAACTAAGTCACTTATTGCTTGTAGATAGAAAATGCAGAGTATGTGGAGAAAATAAAAATTTAATTGATGGATTTTACAGAACTCGTAAAAAAAGGGGAACAGTTGCATCATCATATTCCTATGAATGTAAAGATTGCACGGTAAAAAGAATTGTAAATTCTAGAAAAAAACTAGTCAAAGTTGCTGAATGGGAATATCCTGACTGGTAATTAATGTTCACCCACAATTTCCCCCATGTAATTACCCATTTTCCTAAATATTTTCAGATAAACTGAGAATTTTACGGAGAATTATCCATGGCGACTCCTCAATTATCTCCTGGTGTACTGACTAGAGAGGTTGATTTAACCGTAGGAAGAGCTGACAACGTATTAGATAATATTGGAGGTATTGCAGGACCTTTTGAAATTGGTCCTGTAAACGAACCAATTACTGTTGCTACGGAACAGGAACTAATCAACAACTTTGGTAAGCCACAAACAGCAGATAACCAGTATGAATATTGGATGAGTGGTTCATCTTACCTCTCATATGGCGGTGTTCTAAAGGTCGTTAGAACTGATGGTGCTAACCTTTCAAACGCTAACGTTGGTGTTGGTACAACTAGCGTAACTGGTGTTAAAATCAAAAACTTTGATGATTTTAATGCAAACTTCACAAATACTGCAGCAAGTTTTTACTACGCTGCAAAAAACCCAGGAACATGGGCAAATGGGTTAAAGGTTTGCTACATTGATGATTTAGGAGATCAAATTCTTGGTATTGCAACAACTGCTTTAAGCAGCATTGGTGTTCAAGTTGGATATGCAGTAACAGTAGATATTAGTGGTCAAGTTATTCCTGGAACTGGAACGACTGCTGTCTTCCAAGGATATTTAAAAGGAGTTATTACTCAAGCAATTGATTCTCCAGAAACTGGTGTTAGTGCTGTAGTCGTAAAAATTCATTCTAGAGTTTCTACTGGTGGAACTGAGCCTGGAAGACATTTTAGAACATATTATACCCAAAATAGTGCTTTTGCATCTTTCTTAAAAGATCAAAGGATTACCGTTATTGATAATAATGGAGAAGTTGCCTCACCAACAGATTCTATTTCTGCAGTAGGAGTTACATCATCTACCGCAATAAATGGTCAACAAGGACAATCATATACTGGAGTTGGTGGAACAACTGCGGGAACTGGGTCTGGAGCAACATTCACCATCACTAGAAATAATACTGATGGTAATGTTTTGAGTGCAAGTATTGTAAATGCAGGATTAGGTTACACTGTAGGTGACACAGTATCTATTGCTTGAACTGCAGTCGGTTGTTACAATTTATCCCAAGGTGTTATTAACAATATTGGACTTACAACTGCTCCTGTAGTTGTAGCAGCATCTAATGGAGTATATCTTGCTGTTGCTGGAGTAAGCACAGTTGGAACTGGTGTGTCGTTTAATGTTTATAGAAATAGTTCTGGTGGAATTGGAACTGTTACAATGGTCAATCCTGGACTAGGATATGGTTCAAATACAGTTGTTACTATTCCTGGAGCATCAATTGGTGGTGTAACTCCTGGAGATAATGCAACTTTAACCATCACATCTTTAAGGGATGATAAAGTTGTTCTTACAGTAACAAATAGCAATTCGAGAGTTGTGATTGCAGGCGTTGATGACTGGTATGATTCTCAAACTTTAGGATTAAGTAATTCAACCATTTATTGGAGAACAGTTGCACCAAAACCAGGAACATCAAATTATGTTTCTGAAAGAGGTGGAGAAAATGATGAGATGCACGTTATAGTTGTTGATGACGATGGTACATTAACTGGCGTAAAGGGAAATATTCTTGAGAAGCATCTCTTTATGTCCAAAGCAAAGGACACTGTATCTGAAGTTAATTCTCCACAAAAAATGTGGTACAAGAATTATCTTGCAAATTATTCAAACTATCTGTACGCTGGTGCCAACCAATCAACTCAAAATGATATAGTTTGGAATACATTCCCAACATCAACAATATTTAATTTAGCAGCAACTCAAACAATTTATAATTTATCAGATCCAGCAACTACGTTTAGTGTTCCATCATTAGCAAATACAGTTTGGGATAGAAACTCTAAGGATTCAGTATTCTCTTCCATTGGTAGAGTTGTTTATGACTTAGGCAAGGGTAAAAATTACACAACTCAAGGTAATTTAAAATCTACCCTAGGAGATATTATTGAATCATATGAGTTATTCAATAATAAAGAAGATGTTGCTGTAGACTACCTGCTTATGGGACCAGGATTGGATTCTCTTAGTGATTCCCAAGCAAAGGCAAATAAACTAATTTCTATCGCTGACGGTAGAAAAGATTGTATTGCGGTAGTATCTCCACACAGAGCATCTGTTGTTGATCTAACAAACCCAATTGTTCAAACTAATAATATTATTGAATTCTTTGGTCCACTTCAATCTTCATCATATGCAATTTTTGATAGTGGTTATAAGTACACTTATGATAGATTTAATAACTTATTCCGATATATTCCTTGCAACCCAGACGTTGCTGGTCTAATGGCAAGAACAAACTTAATTGCTTATCCATGGTTCTCACCTGCTGGTCAGCAAAGAGGTGTTCTGAAGAATGCTATCAAGTTGGCATTCAATCCAAATAAAACTCAAAGAGATGCTTTATACTCAGCGAGAATTAATTCTATCGTAAATCAAAATGGTGCAGGTATTCTTCTATTCGGAGATAAAACTGCATTATCATATGCATCTGCATTTGATAGAATTAACGTTCGTAGATTATTCTTAACTGTTGAACAAGCACTCGAAAGAGCAGCAGAAGCTCAACTCTTTGAATTTAATGATCAAATTACGAGATCTAATTTTGTAAATATCGTCGAACCATACTTACGTGATATCCAAGCTAAGCGTGGAATCTATGACTTCCTTGTAATTTGCGACGAAACCAACAACACTCCAGATATTATTGATAACAATGAATTTAGAGCTGATATATTCTTGAAGCCAGCTAAATCAATTAACTATATCACCCTAACATTTGTTGCGACAAGAACTGGAGTCAGTTTTGAAGAAGTCGCTGGTAGAGTTTAACCTACTTAATGATTAAATAAAAAGGAGGAACCCTAACAATGGCAAGAACAATTAGAACTATCACCGACTTTAAAGCAAGACTTCAAGGCGGTGCAGCAAGACCAAATTTATTTGAGGTTAGTATTCCACGTTTTCCAGCTTCTGTAGCTGGTTGGGATGATGAGACCTTTAACTTTCTTTGTAAAGCAGCTGCTTTACCTGCATCAAATGTTGCATCAATTGATGTTCCATTTAGAGGAAGAATTTTAAAAGTTGCTGGAGATCGCACATTCGATGTTTGGACTGTTACAGTTATCAATGATGAAGACTTTAAATTAAGAACTTCATTTGAACAGTGGATGAATCAGATTAGCAAATTGAACAATGCTACTGGTGCAACTAGTCCCGCATCTTATATGGTTGATGCATATGTACATCAACTTGGTAGAGGTGAGGCAAGATTCTCCACCAGAAATACTTCAAACACTACAAATACTCCATTAAGAACATACAGACTTTACGATATATTCCCAACAAATGTATCTCAAATTGATCTTTCATATGATACATCAGATACTATTGAGGAGTATACTGTAGACTTCCAAGTTCAGTGGTGGCAAGCTGAGGGTAACGACCAAACTAACACTGCTATTGTATAATAAATAGTAGAACAGTTTAAATAACTCACTTATAATGGCAAAACTATTTGGATTCTCTATAGAGGATAGTAATAAAAAATCACCAGGAGTGGTCTCCCCCGTACCTCAAAATAATGAGGACGGGGTTGACTATTATCTTACTAGTGGATTTTTTGGGTCTTATGTAGATATTGAAGGGGTATATAGAAGTGAATATGATTTAATCAAAAGATATCGAGAGATGGCATTGCATCCAGAAGTTGATGGTGCTATTGAAGATATTGTAAATGAGGCAATTGTAAGTGATACCAATGATAGTCCAGTTCAAATTGATCTTGACAATCTAAATGCTAGTGATGGTCTTAAGAAAAAAATAAGAGAAGAGTTTAAGCATATTTTAGAATTAATGGACTTTGATAAAAAAGCCCATGAGATCTATAGAAATTGGTATGTTGACGGTAGACTTTATTATCATAAAGTTATTGACTTAAAAAATCCACAAGATGGCATTCAGGAACTAAGATATATTGACGCATTGAAAATGCGATATGTTAGGCAGTCTTCTAAGGGTAAGAAAGATGATGGAAGACTTGGACCTAATGGTGAAAAGGATCCAATGGATTCTGCATTTCCAGATATTCAGGAATACTTTATTTACAATGCCTCAGCAACTCAAATAGGAACAATCAATAATAGTTCAAATCAAGTAAATCAAGGAACAAAATTTTCAAAAGATTCTATTACATTTTGTACTTCTGGTCTAGTCGATAGAAATAAAAATTTAACTCTATCATATTTGCATAAAGCAATTAAATCACTCAATCAACTTCGCATGATTGAAGATTCTTTGGTTATCTACAGATTATCAAGAGCACCAGAACGTAGAATTTTTTATATTGATGTTGGCAATTTGCCTAAAATGAAGGCAGAACAATATCTTCGTGATGTTATGATGAGATATCGTAACAAACTGGTATATGATGCAAATACTGGTGAGATTCGTGATGATAAAAAATATATGAGTATGCTTGAGGATTTTTGGCTCCCTAGGAGGGAAGGTGGTAGAGGAACAGAAATTTCTACTCTTCCTGGTGGTCAAAATTTAGGTGAATTGAGCGATATCAAATACTTCCAAGAAAAGTTATACCGTTCATTAAACGTACCATCTTCAAGAATTGGTGGTCAAGAAGGATTTAACTTAGGAAGGTCTTCAGAAATTTTAAGAGATGAATTAAAGTTTACTAAATTTGTTGGAAGATTAAGAAAGAGATTCTCAAACATGTTTAGTGACATGTTAAGAACTCAACTACTTCTTAAAAACATAGTTACTCCAGAAGATTGGGAGTTAATGGAAGAGCATATTCAATATGACTTCTTATATGATAATCATTTTGCAGAGTTAAAAGATGCTGAATTAATGACTGAAAGGTTAAATATTGCAGCAACAGCAGAACCATATATTGGCAAGTATTATTCTCAAGATTATGTAAGACGTAAAATTTTACGTCAAACAGATGAAGAAATCATTGAGCAAGATAAACTTATCAAAAAGGAAATTGCTGCTGGCATTATTCCAGACCCAAATGCTCCTATTGATCCTGCAACTGGTCAACCAGTTGCCGCAGATCAGAATCTTGGAGCACCGATTAACGAACCAAACTTAGATAGTCAAAGTAAATCTGTAGAACCGCCACAAATTTAAATTATGAATCGTTATCATAGATTTTTGGATATTAGGGACTATATCCCTAATATTGATACATCAAAGTATCAAACTGAAGGTATGAGATGGCCAGAGTTTCATAAACAACTTCAATTTGAAGACCTGGGTAATGATAAAATTTTACCCTGGTTGAATAGTTTGGGATTTACATCACACTGGATAGAATTTTTTTATACTCCACCACATGATGATGGAGTTATACATTCTGATAATGTTTATTATGCTGATTGGGCAAAACTAATATTTCAATTTGGTGCAAAAGGAAGCACCATGAGATGGTGGACATCGGATATGGTTTTAAGAGTAAGTACCAGTGCTGAGCAAGTTTATTCAACAGTTATACCAGAACGTAATCAATATAGTGTTGGAGATAGAACTGATGATCATTATCATGGACAAGTTTTAGTCAGTAGAGAAGAATACTGTAAAAAAGAATATGAGGTAGAGATAGGCACATGCGGATTAGTGAATGTTGGTCCATTACATAGTTCACATAATCCAACAGATGATAAAAGATTTACAGTAACTATTGCTTTAATTGACAAGGATAAAGATTATGAACATCGTATTTTGTGGGATGAGGCATTGCAAGCATTCAAACCTTACATAATTGATTCTTCAATAGACCTTTGCGCCGCAAAATAAACACAGTATGAGGATCATTCTTATCAAATGATTTGAATTCAGTATCTATTTTGTACTTTTTATCTTCACATGTGAGATAAAAAGGATATTGAGTCTCCTCGTCAAAAATAAACGCACGTTGTAAAGATATAATATCTGTTTTGATTGGTGTTATTTTTTGTGTTGCATTCTCTACGAGTTTAAAAATTTCATCCTTATGCGTAAACATAAAAGCAAAACTTCCCGCATGTAAGGTATGCCCATGCTTTCCTTTTTTCAATATTTTTCCAGTTTTCATATAATGATTTACCGCAGATTCAATCTCACGATAATGTTCACCTATTAATCCATTATCCAACTTAATAAATTCAAATAAAGTATCATAAAATACCCGATAGGATATATTTAAATTTTCATAATAGTGTTTAGCAACTATCTGAGTATATCCAGCAATATGAAATTGAACAATTAACCATCCATACATATACGCTTCAATTAATTGATTATTTGTCATTGTATTAGTTTCTGAGATTAATTCGATTGTTTCAGTAACACCATCATAATCTCTATCATTTCCAAAAGATACATAATCTTCCGCTTTAATTGTTTTTATTCCATAAACTTCCCTTGAAGTAGTACTATTTAATTCAGTATCACCAAACATTTGACAAAACCAAACATCAATAGATTCGTGCTGACCACATTCAAGAATTTTAGAAAACCCATCTTTCCAAGTATCTAAAGTTTCTTCGGGTAGACCAAGAATCAATTCGGTATATGTTTTTACACCATATTCTTTACTTTTTTCAATTTGTTCTGATATTTTATTAATACTCATATTTTTTCTTTTGATTGCTTTAAGTGTTGGTTCATTCATGGTTTGTACACTTAAAGTTACACCTCTACTAATATCTCCAAGTATTTTTGCTATCTCAAAAATTACTTCAGTAGAATTTTTAGAGTATTGTATGTTTATTGCTTCAAGATTGCCTTCATCTGCTGCTTCTCTGAATAACTTTGCAATTTCTAAATCTCGTTCTTTAAACATACCAAAATTTGCATCAGCATTAAAAATGAATCCAACATTGTTTTTCCTGGCCCAATCAATATCATCTTTAACTCTTTGAATATCAAAGTGCCTTACTTTTGTATAAGTTAATCCACCCCAGTCACAATAAGTGCATCTATGAGGGCAACCCCTGTTAGTTTCCATAGTCATTGCCCATAAAACACCTGGGTTGTCTTCAATAATTTTATCGAATACCCCAATTTGATATGGACTTGGAAAGTTTAAATCCTCAATTCTTTTTTTTGCATAGATTTTGTCAATTTTTTCTTTGTTATTTACTTTCCTTAAAAAATCTAAAAATGCTTCCTCACCCTCTGATACAATAATACAGTCGATAAAATCATATTCATTTAATCTATGTGTTGCTTGTGGTCCGCCAAATTCAATAATACATTCTGGAAATCTTTCTTTGATTAATTTTGCTACATGAAGATTGTATTGTTCATTCCAAACATAACAACTAAAAGCACATATTGCAGGGTTATCTAACCTATCAATTAATTCTTCTGGGTCTTCTCTTCTGAATATGAGATCTTTTAATGTGTAGTTTTTTACTATATCTTCAAACTGTGAGCAATATGCCCATAAACATCCGACACTATATGGCAACCAATAAGTATCTTCTTTCCTAATTTCAACCGCATATTGTGGTTGGAGCATGTAAAGATTTTTCATAGTTTTACCATTGTATTTTTTGTAAGATACTTTCTTTTGATAACGAACAAATTATATCTTTCATCTTCGGTTCTTTCATTTTCTATGGAATATTTTGTATCTCTTTTTTCCCATGTATCTAAGTCAAACGGTAAACTATCAACATATGGATAATTTACATCTGGGTCATAAACAAACTTTCTCTGGATATCAAAGATACTTTCTTCTATATTAAAAGTTGTCCTTGCAAAATTTTCAACAAAATCTAGTATCTTATCTTTATTTTCAAATCTAGATAAAGTATCATTTGGCATACCAACTCCCAATCCATGTCCACTTGAGTGGTTAGAAGGAACTTTTCCAGTATTAAAGTATTCCTTTATTGCCTTTAAATATTCCCTAAACTCAGTTCCTAAGAAACCAGAAACATACAATGATTCATAAAATTTTCTATAACTTATTCCTAATACATGGCGACAATACTTGGATAAAATTTGTGTGTATCCAACATAGTGAAATTTAATTGTTATCCAAGAAAACATATGAGCATCAAAAAAGTCTTGTTTAGACATTGTATCAGTCTCACAAATTAATTCGACATATTCTTTTGTAGCATCAAACTCATCATTACAGAATGATATATAATCTTCTGCTTTAATTGTTTTTATACCATAAGTTTTTCTACTAAATTCACTACCCAATTCAGCATTTTCAAATACTTGGCAGAACCAGGAGTCTACAGAAAAATGTTGCCCGTTTTCCATCAACAAATCAATTCCATCCTTCCAAGAATCTACTGTTTCTTCGGGCATCCCCAAAATTAAATCTGTGTATAATTTTACATTATGTTTTTTTGCTAATTCTACATGTCCAGCAATATCTTTAACGTGTAAATTCTTTCTCTTGATAGCTTTTAATGTCGGCATATTCATACTTTGAACACTCAAAGTAACTCCTCTTCTAGAGTATTCTCCCATAATTTTTGCTATTTCAAAAGCAGATTCGTTTGAATTTTTTGAATACTGCAAATCTATATTGTCTAGAATTAAACTATTTTCAGCTGCTTTACGCAACATTTTTGCTATTTCAATATCACGTTCTTTAAATATTCCAAAGTTTGCATCAGCGCATAAGACATAAGCAACTCTATGTGTTCGTATCCATTCAATATCTTCAGCGACTCTCTCTAGTCCAAATGTATTAATTTTACTCATAGTTGTTCCACCCCAATCACAAAAAGTACATCTGTGAGGACAACCTCTATTTGTTTCTAAAATTGCTGCCCAAATAACATCTGGATTTTTATCATATAACCAATCAAAGACTCCAGATTGATAGGGACTTTTAAAGTCTAAAGAATTTATCCTCGTTCTTTCATGAACTTTATTGATTGGATTTCCAGTATTAATGCATCTCAATAATTCTAAAAATGCCTCTTCACCTTCACCAAGAATAACACAATCAATGAATGGATTTTCTTCCATCATTTTTGCGGTTACTTGGGGACCACCAAATTCAATAATGCAGTTTGGATATTTTTGTTTTATTAGTTTAGCAAGGTGTAGATTATATTGTTCATTCCATAGGTAACAACTAAAAGCACAAATTGTAGGATTATCTAATCTTTTTAGCAGTTCTTCTGGATTTTCTCTTTTAAAGATAATATCTTTTAACTCAAATGACTCTGCTATATCTTTAAATTGTTTACAATAACTCCATAAGCAAGAAACACTATAAGGCATCCAATAATTCTTAGTGTCTCTTACATTAACACTATATTGTGGTTGGATAAAATATATATTTTTCATAACGTAGAGATAACCTTATTATGTTGTTCGATTGCTCTTTGATGGAAATATTTATCGTCCCATCGCCTAATATCTCTCTCCATTAAGTTGTCATTGGATTTACCAAAACTAAAAAAATCATTTAAACTAAAATTATCTTTGTCGTTTTCCCACCATTCTTTATATGCTTCATAACAACAAATAAAAGATTTCATTGGATACCATTCAGTAACATGAGTTGATCCTTTAAAAAAAGGATTACATGGAATTAATGGTACAGTATACGTATTCCCAGTTTGACATAAAAAATAATCTGGAGTCCCTGCAAGATCGTTAAAGAAATAATTATCGCCTATTCCAGATTCTCTATTGATATAAATTGAGTTGGCAACAACTCCATTAAATTTATATCTACCATTGATATAAAAAAGATTCAAAAGTTTTTCAACATGTTCTCGTTTTAATAATACTGGACCAAGAGAATAATTACTTTGAACTGGATGCAAATAAAATCTAACTATGTCTGGGCACTCATGTCCCAATTGTATAGAATCCCAATCATAAGGAAGATATGTTAATAGATCATCCCAACTAAAATGCCAATGATTGATAAAACTCAAATCATAATCATCTTCCATTAATATTACATAAGATTCATTTGTTTCAAAATACCAATTTCTTAAAGTATCAATTAAAAAATAATTGTATGCTAAACATCGTTTAGATGCTAATTCTGAATGAACATCTAATATTTTTTCCTTTAAGTATTCTGGAAACCCCAATGGCATTGAGATTTTTGTAAATGTAATGCCATATAATTTAAATTGTTCCTCCATATATTTTTGTCGTTTTACTTCATTGTCTAAAGTAAAATAAAATACATGAGGGAAATTTTTTAATTTATCACAACTCATAATCAAATATATTTTACCCGTCATCTATTTATTCTAAATACTAGAGTAATTCATGAGAATATCAATGGAAGAACTTCTAGATATGATTGTTGGTGATGAAGCACCATCTACAATTTCTGATAAGATTAAAGATTTGCTCTACACTCGCTCAGCAGAAAAAATCGAAGTGTTGAGACCATCCGTTTCAAATTCAATGTTTGATTCCATTGCACTAGATGCAGAATAATAAAGAACAATAAATAACTAACAAGGTCTTTATTATATAATAATGCAAGTAACAAAACCACTTTCTATAGAAACTGATTTAGCAACTTCTTCTGGTGCTGGAACAAGTATACTTTCTGCAACATGTGTACGATTATACAATGGAGCTGGTGCAGCAACTACAATTGTAATTTCAGAATCTGTTGGGGCAAGTGCATCTTATTCATTTACCTTGCCCACTGGTGCTGTTGAATTTGTACAAAAATTACCTACTGATATTATTTGGGCTTCAGCATCATCAATAAAAGTAACAAAAGTAGGATTTACAAATTAAACCAATGAAACTTATCAGAGAAGAAATCGAAAAGGTTGAAGTTATCACCGAGAGTGTTGGTGGTAAAAAACAAATGTATATTTCAGGAGTATTCCTCCAAAGCGAAATGGTAAATCGCAATGGTAGAATGTATCCTTTCTCTATCATGGAAAGAGAAGTAAAGAGATATACTAATGATTATGTTAATAAAGGTAGAGCACTTGGGGAGCTAGGACACCCAGATGGTCCCACCGTAAATCTCGATAGAGTTTCTCATAAGATTACTGAACTTAAGCAAGACGGTAATAATTTTATTGGTAAAGCACAAATCCTACATACCCCAATGGGTAAGATTGCTGAAGCACTTCTTAAAGACGGAGTAACTCTCGGTGTTTCTTCTCGTGGTATTGGTTCTTTAAGAGAAAATATTAAAGGTGGTTATAAAGAAGTTGGTGAAGACTTCATGCTTGCAACTGCAGCAGATATTGTTGCCGATCCTTCTGCCCCTGATGCTTTTGTTCAGGGAATTATGGAAGGTAAGGAGTGGATTTGGGATGGTGGAATTCTTCGTGAAAAGATTGCAAACCAAACCAGACAAAGAATTGAAAATCTTTCTAGAAGAAGAGAATTAGAAGAACATAAGTTAAACTTATTCAATGACTTTTTGAATTCCCTTTGAGCATATATAGGTAAAAATTCTAATTTAATAAATAAATATAGATTAAATTCATTAAGGTTAATCGGAGAGTCCAAATGTCTAGTGGCAACAATTTACACGAAATGGAAGCAGGCACAAAGCAATCCTCGACCGCTGTCAATGCAGGTGCAAAGGCAGGCGATCCAATGCAAAAGCTCGCTCCTGGCGCAGTAGCAGGTCAAACAGGTTCTTGGGAAGACCTTGGTGGTCCTACTCCAGAAAATTATCGTTCAGATGATAATTCTGCAGAACTCAAAACTCCAGGCAAAACCCTTCAACAAGTAAGAAATGTTGTTAACAAGGGCGCTAAGGCAGCAGACCCAATGAAAGGTCTTAAGAAGAGCGATGCTGTTAAGGAAGAGGAAGAAGTAGATTCTGAAGATCTCCTTGATGAAGAAGAGATTCTTGAAGATGAAGAGATTGTAGCAGAAGCTGCAGAAGAAGATGAAGAGGATGAAGAGGATGAAGAAGGTGAAGATGAAGATGAGAAGGGTGAGGACAAAAAGAAGAAGAAGATGAAGGAAGAGGTTGAAGAAGACGAAGACGAAGACGAAGAGGAAGAAGAAGAAGAAGAAGAGTTTGACATTGAAGAAGATGTTAATGCTCTTCTAGATGGTGAAGACCTCTCTGAGGAATTCCAAGAGAAGGCACGTACCATCTTTGAAGCTGCTCTAAGATCAAAAGTTACTGAGATCAAAGAAGCACTCATTACTCAGTATGATGAAGCATACGAAGCAAGACTTGTAGAAGAAGTACAAGAAATTAAATCAGCTCTTGAAGAAAGAGTTGATTCATATCTTGAGTACGTTGCTGAGGAATGGATGACCGAAAATCAACTTGTAGTTGAGAACGGTCTGAAGTCAGAAATGACTGAATCATTCCTCTCAGGTATGAAGGAACTTTTTGAAGCACATTATGTATCAATCCCTGAAGATAAATATGATGTTCTTGAGAGCATGGTAGAAAAACTTGATGAAATGGAGACAAAACTCAACGAGCAGATTGAAAAGAATATTACTTTAAACAAGCGCCTCTCAGAGTCGGTTGCTGAAGGAATCTTTGATGATGTAGCAGAGGGTCTAGCACTCTCTCAGAAAGAGAAGCTCGCTTCACTTGCCGAAAGTGTTGAGTTTGAAAGTGGAGAAAAATATCGTGAAAAACTGGAGATGTTGAGAGAATCATACTTCTCATCACAGAAAACTCCAAAGGCAAAAACCGAAAGTTTAATTGAAGAGGTTGAACTAAATTCTGCTGGTTATACCTCAGAATATATGAATTCATATCTCAGAACACTTTCAGCAGTTGCTAAAAAGTGAATTTAATATAATTCAAACAAAACCAAACACGTTACAAAGGTAAAAGCAAATGTTCCAATCCGAGCATCTGCAGGAAAAGTGGGCACCACTTCTCGACTATGATGGTCTTGATCCAATCAAAGATTCACACAGAAGAGCAGTAACCGCTGTCCTGTTAGAAAACCAAGAAAAATTCCTGAGAGAGCAATCAGCTTTCTCAAATGGAATGCTGATGGAATCCCCAACCAATAGCGGAAACGCTGCTGGTGCTTCAGGTGGTTTCTCAGGTTCCGCTACTGCTGCAGGTCCTGTAGCAGGTTTTGATCCAGTTCTGATTTCACTCATCAGACGTGCAATGCCTAACCTGGTCGCATATGACCTCGCAGGCGTTCAACCAATGAGTGGTCCTACTGGACTCATCTTCGCAATGCGTTCACGCTACACCAACCAGAGCGGCACTGAAGCTCTGTTTAACGAAGCAGATACAGTATTCTCTGGTCAGAACTCTGGTATTGGTCTCACCGCTGCAACTAACGTTGCTGCTGGTATGGGTACTACTACTCAGTATGGTTCAAACCCAGGTCTTCTGAACCCAGTTGGTACTGGTTCTTCAACTGGTTCTGATGGTTACAACGTTGGTCAGGGTATGTACACTGGAGATTCTGAGAATCTCGGTAACGGTGCAGGTAACCAGTTCAACGAAATGGCATTCTCAATTGAGAAAGTCCTTGTTGAAGCAAAGTCAAGAGCACTGAAGGCAGAATACAGTCTTGAGCTTGCACAAGACCTGAAGGCAATTCACGGTCTGAATGCAGAAGCAGAACTTGCTAACATTCTCTCTACTGAAATCCTCGCAGAAATCAACAGAGAAGTCATCAGAACCATCTACAAGGTTGCTGAGCAAGGTGCTGCTGCTAACACTGCTACCGCTGGTGTATTCGACCTCGACATCGACTCCAATGGTCGTTGGTCAGTTGAAAAGTTCAAGGGTCTCCTGTTCCAAATCGAGCGTGATGCTAACGCAATCGCACAAAGAACTCGTAGAGGAAAGGGTAACGTTGTTATGTGTTCCGCAGACGTTGCTTCTGCACTGAGCATGGCTGGTGTACTTGATTACACTCCTGCTCTGAACGCAAACCTCAACGTTGATGACACTGGTAACACCTTTGCGGGTGTTCTGCTTGGTAAGTATCGCGTATATATCGATCCTTATTCAGCAAACGTATCTGCTAACCAGTACTACGTTGTTGGTTATAAGGGTTCTTCCCCTTATGATGCAGGTCTGTTCTATTGCCCTTACGTTCCTCTCCAAATGGTTCGTGCCGTTGGTGAGAACACCTTCCAGCCTAAGATTGGCTTTAAGACCAGATACGGTCTTGTTGCTAACCCATTCGCTGAAGGCACCACTCAGGGTCTCGGCAGACTTCAAGTTAACGCAAACCGTTACTACAGAAGAGTTCAAATCAAGAACCTCATGTGAGTCTGGTCACAATTTAATCAAGAGACCCGAAAGGGTCTCTTTTTTTATCTAAATAGTTAGAAAACAATGACTACAGGTAATCTTTATAGTAATCAAATCCAAAATAGAAATTTTCTATCTTCTATTGCATTCAAATTTACTTTGAATAGAGCACGTAAAGTATCATTCTTTTCTAACTCTGCAAATATACCAGGAATGACTTTAGGTGTTGCAGAGCAACCAACTTATCTAAAAAATATTGATATTCCAGGAGATAAAATAGTATTTCAAGATTTTACTCTAAGATTTATTGTAGATGAGAATTTAGAAAATTATATGGAGATTCAAAGATGGATGCGTGGTCTTGGATTTCCAGAGTCATTAGAAGAAATTTATAACTTACAAAAACAAGATAATACTCAGTTAGGATTTGATAGCAAATCCATGAACATTTATTCTGATGGAACTTTGCAAATTTTGAATAGCAATCAAAGACCACAGTTTGATGTTATATTTAAAGATATGTTTCCATATGATTTGTCAGAATTAACATTTGATGCTACCAATCCAGATGTAGAATACTTTACTGCAGAGGTATCTTTCAAGTATACTATTTACGATATATATGACCCAAAAGGAAATAAATTATGATTCTTGACCTTGAACAAATCCAACAAATGTGGGAAAAGGATGCTCACATTGATATGGATAACTTACATACTGAATCAATTAATGTTCCGTTGTTACATGCTAAATACTTTGAGATTTACAACAATGTAATTCTTCTTAAAAAGAAAGCAGAACAACAAAGAAAAAATATTCGTCACGAGCGTTATGAATATTTTACTGGTAAAGCAGACCCAGAAGTTTACGTAGAATATCCCTTCCCTAAAAAAATTAGAGATAAAGATACTCTTCAAAAATACTTGGATGCAGATGAAAAGTTGTCTCAAATTAGTTTAAAAGTTGAGTATTACGAAACAATTTTAAACTACTTAGAAAGTATTCTAAAGGTAATTCAAAACAGAACATACCAAATAAAGAATGCTATTGAATTCTTAAAATTCCAAGCAGGATATGGTTGATAACTTTGATCTTTTGATTTCAAAATCAAACGAAGTATATTTAAAAATTACATGTGAACCCCACATAGAATATGAATTAAGGGACTATTTTAAATTTGAAGTCCCTAATGCAAAATTTATGCCTCAATATAGAGGTAGAAATTGGAATGGAGAAATACATTTATTTGATATTAGAACCAAACAACTCTACGTAGGTTTATTAGATAAATTAATTTCTTTTTGTGGTAATTATAATTACAATTACAAATTTGAAGATAATAAATTCTATGGGATGCCATTTGAAGTTAATGATGGCATTTCATATGAAGGTGTCAAAGATTATATGAAATCTATTTGTTCTCATGTTCCTAGAGATTATCAAATAGAGGGAGTATACGATGCTCTAAAACATAATAGAAAATTATTGATAAGTCCCACTGCATCTGGCAAATCTTTGATGATTTACTCTCTCGTAAGATATTATGTGGAGAGAGGGCAAAAAATTCTTGTAGTTGTTCCAACGACATCTCTTGTAGAGCAGATGTACAAAGATTTTGAGGATTATAGTTGGGATGCTTCATCGTACTGTCACAAAATTTATTCTGGTAGGGAAAAAACTAATAACTCTCCAGTAACAATTACTACTTGGCAATCAATTTATAAACTTGAAAGAGGTTTCTTTGAAGACTTTGATGTTGTAATTGGCGATGAAGCTCATTTATTTAAATCTAAATCATTAATACAAATCATGACAAAGCTACATCATGCAAAGTATAGATTTGGATTTACAGGAACTTTAGATGGAACCCAAACTCATAAATGGGTCCTTGAAGGATTATTTGGTCCATCTTATAAAATTATAAGAACTTCAGAGTTGATGGAGAAAGGGCACGTATCAAAATTAGATATTAGATGTTTAGTATTAAAGCATAAACCAAGAATATTTGCAACATATGAAGATGAAGTTCAATTTATAATTTCTCATGATAAAAGGAATAATTTTATTAAAAATTTATCCCTAGATCTAAAAGGCAATACTCTTATTTTATTCTCAAGGGTTGAGACTCATGGAAAACCTTTGTATGAATTAATATATAATGCTAAAAAAGCAAATAGAAAAGTATTTTTTATTCATGGTGGTGTTGATACTGAAGAGAGAGAACTTGTTAGAGAAATAACGGAACGAGAAGAAGATGCAATCATTATTGCTTCATATGGTGTATTTTCTACAGGAATAAATATAAGAAACCTACACAATGTAATTTTTGCCTCTCCGAGTAAGTCTAGAATTCGTAATCTCCAATCTATCGGAAGAGTTCTTAGGAAGGGTAAAAATAAAACTAAAGCAATGTTATATGACATATCTGATGATTGCACATATAATTCAAGAAAAAATTATACTTTGAATCATTTAATAGAAAGAATTAAAATTTATAATGAAGAAAAGTTTAATTATGAAATAATAACAATTAACTTAAAGGAATAATTATGGAAGACGATTTTTATGCAACAGTTAAGTTAAAAAGTGGAGAAGAGATATTTTCAAAAGTAATGCCTTGCTTTGAACAAGACAAAACCTTATTACTCATAACACATCCAATTACAGTATCTGAAATTACAACTAGAAAAGGAGTAACTGGATATAAATTAGAACCCTGGTTAAAAACAACTAAGGAAGATATGTTTATTCTTGATATGGATGATGTCCTTACACTAAGCGAATCAAAGGACGTTGAAATGATTATTATGTATCAATCATGGATTAGAGAATCTACTGATTTTGATCCTAAAGA